GTTAAAGAAGCCAAAGAAATAGTAAAAACCAAAGAGTTTAAAGGCAATCGTAAAACCAAATGACAAAAACAGAAGCATATCAAAATTGTGTGCAATTCCTAGCATTAACTAAAAAGAATGGTTGGGATGCAGGTACTTTGTATGCTTTAAAGCCAACAAACGCAGCAGGGGATTTTGTATGGACTAGAAGTTCAGCACAAAATAGAATTAACCAAGCAGGAGCAACTGAATTGATGGCTATAAATGTTCCACGAGTGGACTATTCTAATACTTGCCCTGAATTACTTATTGAAGATGGAGGAAGTTGGAAAGATATAGCGTATAACACTACAATAGCATACGGATTAAAAGGTACTATTTTTATTAGAGCAAGGATATTTGAATCAGCAAGTCCAAAGGTTGATACCTTATTTAGTTTGAATGATGAAAGTTTAGATGATTATATAGTGTGTTCTACTAATGCGAGTAGAGATATTTTTATAGAAACTATGGGTGGTGCAATAGATAGTAATGCTTATAATTTCAATTTGGCAAGTGATGGGATTTATTCAGTAGCGATTGGGTATGATTTTACTGGTGCTAATAATAATCTAAACATAGCAATTAACGGAGTATTAGAAAGAGCAAACGCTTCACAGACTAATAACCCACCTACTGCATTAAGTAGATTTGATTTAGGCAGTTTATTTGGAACTAATATAGCAGTAGATAACAGAATAATAGGAATGATGTATTTTGCAGACCAATTAAGCGATACAGATTTAACAGCATTAACGGTACAATAATGGAAGTAAAAATTATAACAGATATTTCAGTCGAACCAGTTACGGTAGCAGAAGCAAGGAATTATTTAAGAATAACCACAACGGCACAAGATACTTTAATTGGCGAATTAATAACCGATGCAAGGGAGCGATTAGAAAAGTTTACAAACCTTTCATTTGGAGCAAAGACTTTAAAATGCAGATGGGATGTATTGGATGGATGGGCTGAAATTCCTTACCAACCTAATGCCGTTGTGAGTGCTTGTATAAACGATGCAGGAGATACATTAACCTACGATACTAAAGGACTTGAATATAAGTACCTATGGTGCGTTAACTCTACTGGGGTTACAATAACATATACGGCAGGGTTTACAACGCTACCAAAGGCTTTAAAAGTGGCAATTTTAAAAGAAGTTTCTACAAGCTACGAGAACAGAGAAAACTACTATATAGAGGGAACATTTAACGAGTTATCGAATGATGCTAAAAGAATGGCACAAAGTTACTCACGAAATACATTGTTAGGAATATGATAGGTAAACTACGTGACCAAATAAGTTTGATTAACTACTCTACCGTATCGGATGGAGCAGGTGGAACAGATGCAACAGAGCGTACTGATATTACGTTATGGGCAAAGGTTACACCATTAAGTGGTTCGAGGGGTGTGGATGGTTCGCAAATTACATTAAACCAAGTTTACGAGGTTTTGATTAGGTACGAAGATTACCCACCATTGAATAAAAAAATTAGGATACAATTTGAGAATAGAATTTTAGTAATTGACGCTTTTCAGATAGTACACGAAAGAAGAAAATACATAAAAATAATAGCTGAAGAAGATGCAGGTAGAGATGAGATAATCTACGATGAGCAGTTTCAACCTATTACAGATGAACAAGGAAATTATATAATAAATTAGATATGCCACAATTTAACGACCCTACGGTAGAATTAAGCTACTTGGAAAAAGACGATGTTTTGATGAGTGGAAGTCCAACGGATTTCGCAAACATTAAGGCTCAAAACTTATTTAATAGAAGTTTAACAAGGACTGCTTTACAGACTTTGATTAGTGCTTCGGGATTAATTATAGGGCAAGAATATACTATAACCAACGCAGTAGGCAGCACATTAGTTTTAGTTGTTAAGGCTTGTGCAGTAAATAAGTTAGATGAGATAGCAGTAAACTCTGCAAGTGGGGATAACGTATCTTACGATATTACTACCGACATAGCAACTGCAATCCAACAAACTCAAATAAATGGGACTGGATTTGTAAAAGCAACTGGAACTACTTTGAGTTACGATAATAGCACCTATTTAACAACGATTGAGGGTATTGCAGCAGGTGGGGAATTAGAGGGTAACTATGCAAGTCCTACATTAAAAAATAGTTCAGTAGTCGGTAAAGTTTTAACTGGATTAAGCGTAACGGGTTCAGCAGTCGTTTCTACCGATTCGGTTTTAACTGCAGTTGGAAAGTTACAAAATCAAGTAAATGGATTAGCAGGTGGTGTGGAGTATCAAGGTACTTGGAACGCATCAACGAATACACCTACGTTAACATCTAGTGTTGGAACGCAAGGATTTTACTATGTGGTTTCTTTTGCTGGTTCGACTAACTTAAACGGAATTACAACGTGGGAATTAGGAGATTGGGCTATATTTAATGGAACGGCTTGGCAAAAGGTAGATAATACCGATGCTGTAGTTTCAGTTAATGGATATACTGGCATCGTTACTTTGAGTGCTACTGATGTTAGTGCAGTACCAACTTCGGCAATTAGTGGAACAAGTGGAACAGTACCTTTATTTGGTGCTTCAAATACGTTAGCCAATTCACTAATAACACAAAGTGGAAGTAATGTTACGACAACTGGAAACAGTGTTGTTACTGGAAACTTAACAGTTGACACAAATACTTTTTTTGTAGATTCTACGAATAATAGAGTAGGTATTGGAACAACATCGCCTCTATCAGGTATGATGCATATTTATGGAACTGCAGGAGCATCGTCAGTAAGATGGAGTGAAGCAGCAACTACCGTAGGTTTTGTGGGTGGAGCAAATGGTCTTGTTTCGGGCAAGAATGGCTCATTTATGGTTCGTGGAGAAGCAGGCTTGGTGTTAAGTGGAGTTGGTAATGCTAATAACCTATATATTGATTCTACAGGAGATATTCAAACTGCAAGTGCTACCGATACAGGAGAACACTTCATCATAGGTGGTAGTGCTAGGGTGAATGGAACTGCAACTATTACAGGTGCAGTAACAGGAAGCTCAACTGCACAATTTACTAAAATAGGAATAGGTAATACCCCCTCATCCACTTCATTTATATCTTCAAACGTAAACACAACAGGAGCAACAAGTATAAATGGATGGTCAGGAATATTTTCAGCATCTACTGATGTTACAGTAAGATTAAATGGTATTAGAGTAGCAGTTGGAACGCTAACAAGCACTCTAATTACAAATATAAGTAATTTCTATGCAGAGGGAACTTCCATTGGTGCAGGCTCTACTGTTACGAATTTAGCAGGTTATACAGTAGATTCAAGTATGACAGGTGGTACTAATAACTATGGGTTTTATGGGCATTTAGCTGCAGCTACAGGTCGTTGGAATATTTATATGGCAGGTACTGCTGCGAATTACTTTAACGGCAACGTACAAATTGGTTCTACAACGGCAACGGCTGGAGCAGAGAAACTTCAAGTAACAGGTACGGCAAGTGTTTCAGGTGCGTTATCAATTGGTAACACAGTAACTTCATCGGTAGCAACACTAAGCACACATAAGGTAACAATGGTTATCGGTGGAGTAACTTATTATTTATTAGCAACAAACGTTTAAAAATATATGGAAGATTTAAAAGTATTAATTCAGGCGATTGAAATCGCACAACAAAAAGGGTGTTACTCATTACAAGATGCAGTAACTATTGCAAATGCTATCGGACAACTTCAACAACAATTAGATGTTAAAGCAGTTAGCGAAGATAAGTAAAGGTGCTTATAGTGGTGTGTTTGATTATAAAGTCTTGCACACCATTAACAAGCGTGGAGTTCAGGCTTATATACTTGAAGTTGGCGAAGCGTGTGTAGCCGTTTTTAGAGGCTCTGATGAGCCTAAAGATTGGGCGTATAATCTTCAAGCGAGTTTTACGGATACCGTTTATGGTAAGATGCACAAGGGGTTTAAAAAGTCGTGGGATTCAATCGCAAAGGAGTTAAGAGATAACCTACCATTAGATAAAAATATTTATTTCACTGGACATTCTTACGGTGGTGCTTTAGCTTTTATTTCAGGGTTATACATTGAGGGGACTACTGTTACTTATGGATGCCCTATGGTTATGGATAAACACGCTAAAGTAAAAGTAAACCATATACGAGTAAGAAACAATAACGACATCGTTACGCAGTTACCAAGTTTAGGTTATAAGCATTTTGGCGAATTAGTTTATTTAGATTACGATGGGAAAAAACATAGTAGTATTAAATTTTTTGATAGGATAAAATCACATTTAAAGGCGTGGAGTAAAGGGCAAAAGTTTAATCCATTTTACGACCACGATATAGATGAATATTTGAAGAAGTTATGAGCGAAAGGGATGAACTAATACGGCTAAACGCTCAAATGACAGAGGTGCTACATAAAGTAGATGGCTTATACAATACTTTAGTTGATACTGATTTGACTGGTGCTGGTGTAATAACTCGTTTGAGTAATCTTGAAAAGAAATTATTGAAATTAGAAAAGTATATGTGGATGCTTGTAGGTATATTATCTTGTGGTACTATCCCATTAGGTTCTAAAATTTTACCAATAATTAAAGACTATTTAAAATGAGTTTATCAAAGAAATATTCAGAGCCAACACCAAAGTATTGGCGACAAGTTGGCGATTTTGCCCTTGTGTTATTAGTGGCTATTCAGCCGATGTTAGATTCTATGCCGATAAGTGATAAACCTAAATACTGGGTTATGTTTATTTTTACTGCTTTGTTAGTAGGCATTAAGTTTTGGACAAATACAAAATCAGTACATAGCAAATGAAGATAAGTAAAAAAGGTATTGAGTTTATAATTGCGTTTGAGGGGATAAGAACAAAGCCTTACCTATGCAGTGCGAATGTACCGACAATCGGAGTAGGCACAACAATTTACCCAAACGGAGTAAAAGTTTCAATGACCGACAAGCCAATAACATTAGAACAAGCAAAGGAATATTTAATGCACGATTTACAGAAGTTTGAAAAGGGAGTTAACGAGTTAATTAGTAAAACTAAACTAAATCAAAATCAATTTGATGCTTTGGTATCATTCGCTTATAATTGTGGATTAGGTAATTTAAAGACTTCTACGCTATTAAAACTTGTTAAGGCTATGCCAACATCAGAAGCTATATTTAATCAATTTTTACGATGGAATAAAGCGGGTGGAAAAGAAATCTCTGGGCTTACGAGAAGAAGAAAAGCCGAAGCAGAATTGTATTATAGTAACTAATTCTATCATTTTGCAATTTAGAACAATTCTAAATGCAATAAAATACTTGTTTAAGTAGTTTTTCATTTGTAAATTGCACCGATGCAGTTCGACAATATGGATATAGTTGTGTGGAATGGTTTGATAACGTATTACGCTATCATAAAGGGAAAGGTATCAGAAGATGAAATCACACTAGCAAACGATATAGAAATCTCACTTTATTCACGAAACTTATGACACGAAAAGAAATCATTGAAACTAATATAGATGTTTTCAATAAAGACAAAAGTCAGGCAGGATACGCAAAGTATCTAAAATCTAAATACCCTAATATTTTTAAAAGTACAGAAAGTGCTAGACAATCAGTAAGGGATTATTTAAGAGATAATGAAACACTTGAAACCAAAACAATTCCAGTTACTTTAGATGAGTTAGCAATCATTAACGAGTATAGAGATAAGCACGATGCACTACTGAAAGAATGTGAAGAAAAAGGAATACCAAAAGATGAGGTAAAACACTATTGGTTTAAGAGTGAGCATTTTTCTTTATTCGTGGGTAATAAAACTAAACCTTTTGATTTGTTTGAAAAGGAACTATTCGCTTATATTGACAAGAAAAAAATACAATATCCTGTAGTTAAGTATCCAAAACTAAAGGATGCAAACCTTTTAGTAATTAATCCTGCTGATATCCACATAGGCAAATTAGCAAGTGAGTTTGAAACAAACGATGCACATAATAACGACTTAATTATTAAACGAGTAAAGGATGGTATTTTAGGCATTTTAGAGAAGTCTAAAGGGTTTAATATTGATAAGATATTATTCGTTATCGGTAATGATATATTACACGTTGATAACACTAAAAGAACGACAACGAGTGGAACTCCACAAGATACCGATGGTATGTGGTTTGATAACTTCTTACTTGCTCAAAAGCTATACATTGAAGTTATTGAAATGCTTATGCAAATAGCACCTATACACATTCAGTTTGATAGTTCTAATCACGATTATACAAATGGATTCTTTTTAGCACAAACTATAAACGCTTGGTTTAGAAATTGCAAAAACATTACGTTTAACGTAGGTATTCAGCATAGAAAATATTTCCAGTATGGTAGTAATTTAATAGGTACTACTCATGGCGATGGAGCAAAAGAAACTGATTTACCTTTACTGATGGCACAAGAGGCATCAGAGCATTGGCATACATCAAAACATAGATACGTTTATATTTCTCACATCCACCACAAGAAAGCTAAAGACTATGGTAGTGTTTGTGTTGAAAGTTTTAGAAGCCCATCAGGTACAGATAGTTGGCATCATAGAAATGGATATCAACACGCCCCTAAAGCT